GGAAAGATCTACGTGGGGAGTCATGCGCAAACCATATTGCGCAAGACTCTGAACAATCGGACACCCAGGGTACTGGTGTGCGAACGACAGCGACTTTGCTCGAAGCAGTTCTAAAAGTCGCGCGTGACCGCATCGGGTGTAAAAGGGACCGGCCCACCCGAAATCTGCGAGGACCTCTCGCGGATCTGTAACGATCACTAAGCTGGTCGGGTCGAATACGAGCCCACAGAAAGACGCCTCCCAGAGGTTGTCAAATTTCTGAATCTTGATCGTCAAACCCAATCGACGAAAAAGCGCATCATCTACGCTCTGATGCGGCTCGAACCGAAAGATACCGTCATCGCCCTCAACAAAACCGTCAATCTCAGATTCGTCAATGCCAGCCTCAGCACAAACGAAGAGAAAAATCATCAGGTTGGCAAAAGAATTGCCGAGCGAAGTGCACATCTCACCGGACATGCGGGACTGTACCCCACGCGCAACAAAACCCTTGTAGACACAAGTGTTGCGCGCCCCTATAACGCGTTTAACCAGTTCGAGCCAGTGGGAACCAACCTCCAGCTCGGACACCATGTATTCGTAAAGCACGAATTCAACCTCAGACATGAGCACCTCATCAAAGTGCGACTCAAACGCGCTATAATCCGTTGCATAGTACCTGGCAGTCGGGGAGTAAAGACGCTCCATAACTGCACGGGCGCGATCATTGACCGGGATCTTCTTGATGAACCACTTCATCTTGAAGAGAACCTTCTCGATCGCCGAGAAGACGGGACCTACCGCGCACTTAAACTCATCCGATCTGGAATTGATGCCGCGCAGGTGTTTATAGGCAGCATAGCTCTCGGCCTTGCTGAAACTCTTGCACGACTTATCCTTCTTCGAGAATGGTTCACAGAACGCGGCCCAGCACCGCATTAATTCATCTTTTCGCCGCCGACTGTACTTGGTGGATTCAAGCCAAGTATTAAAGCTCACATCCAGATCGGCTGGGAGAGGCGAAAGATTCCGAACACACCACCGTTTCGCGAACCGGTTAAGGCGTTCGCGAGTCGGCCGGTCTGCATCAGGGTGTTTATAAGCCGTACGCTTTAATACGCCCGCAAGATTTGATGCCGTATCCGAC